ATGGACTATTACCTGTTTGAAGATGAATCTATCAAAGTAGATATGAAGTTCAAAGAATCAGAGATATATGATTTTATCTCTTATTGGAAAAACGGTCACAGTGTTCAAAGGATTGCAGAATTATTAAAACGCAATCCTTTGGACATTGCGCTGCTAGTGGTGGATCGTGCAGAAGTTGGAGAAATAGAGCAAAGGCCTAACGGGATATTTTAAAGGCGAGGTGAAAAGATGAATTTAGTGCAGCCAATTAGGGACAAAGAAATTCTAAAGGAAATGAGAAAGTATTTCAAAGATCAAAATGAACGTAATTACGTAATGTTTCTATTAGGCATCCATACAGGCTTACGTATATCAGACATTCTTGTTCTTACAGTAAAAGAGGTACAAGGAGATAGTATTTTCATTAGAGAGAAAAAGACCAAAAAAACCAGAGAAGTACAAATGACCACTGAATTGAAAAGAGCTCTTAAATCTTATATCAAAGAAAAACCTAGTGATGAGTACTTAATTAAATCAAGGGAAGGAAAAAATAAACCTATTTCTAGGAGTATGGCATACAAGATTTTAAATCAAGCTGCTGAAGAATTTGGGTTAGAACGAATAGGTACACATTCGCTTAGAAAAACGTATGGTTATCATCATTATCAACAATTTAAAGATATTGCAACGTTGCAGGAAGCATTAAATCATATCGAACCTGGAGTCACCAAGAGATATATAGGCATAAGACAAGATGATTTAAACAAACAACAAAGTAAAATCAGTTGGTAAAAACTTTAATACTATTTATATTAGTTCACTAAAAAAAGAGTTTGTGTAATTGATAAATTGAATTGTTCTTAAAACCTCACTACATGCCCGTTTGAGATAGGTAGTCGTGTTCCACACAATATAGGTTATAGATAACTCAAAGCCTTAAAAACTGAAAATTAAAAGGTTTTATAAGGGTTTTATAATAACGGAGGGATATTATGAAAAATACATTAGGGGATTTAAACAACCATCTATTTGCCCAACTTGAGCGTTTAGGTGATGAAGATTTAACAGGCGATGAGTTGGCAGAAGAAATTAATCGTGCAAAAGCAGTGACTGGTGTAGCTTCTCAAATTATTTCAACTGGCTCATTAGTCTTGGAATCAATTAAACTTTCTGATGATCGCATGAATGCAGATACGAAAGTACCGAAGATGTTGGAGGGATAATCGTATGCTGCATAAATACACACCAGAACAAAAAGCCTTTGTCAAAGTGAATATTAAAGGGCGTAATAGAAAAGAAATGACTGTCTTATTTAATGAACATTTTGGATTAAATTTAGGGTTAAACCAAATAACAGCTTTTATTAAAAATAATAAATTTAGTAGTGGTCTAGATAGTCGCTTTAATCCTGGCCATATACCTGCCAATAAAGGAGTAAAAGGTATGGGCGGTTGGGAACCTACCCAATTTAAAAAAGGTAATCGCCCAGCTAACTATAGGCCTGTTGGAACGGAGCGAGTGAATACTGAAGGTTATGTGGATATAAAGATAGCAGATCCAAACAAGTGGAAGGCTAAGCACAGAATTATTTGGGAAGAAGCTAATGGGCCTGTACCAAAAGGTAACTGCTTGGTATTCGGAGATGGCAACAAACTGAATACTGATTTGGATAATTTAATACTCGTTACTCGATCACAACTAGCTCGCCTTAATCAAAATAACTTAATATCTAATCATGCTGATCTAACGCGAACAGGTCTTATTGTGGCAGATATCTACACAAAAATTAGTGAACAAAAAAAGGTGAATACACCAGTTAGAAAGAGGAGGACAACCAAATGATCCCAATCATATATTTTGTAGCTGTTATTCAGAACGGTGCAATGGTTTGGTTAGACGATAGAACTTATCGTACAGAAGAAGGGGCTAAGAAGCGTAAAGATAAATTACTGTCAAATCATCCACAACAACTAACTATCTTGTATGCAGATGAATTTAAGCAAGTCATTGGTGAGTAAAGGTCATGAACCTAATCGACGAAACCGTTGAATACGACAATGTAGGAAGAATGAAAACTCATCCCATTTATCATCATGAAGCAGGCAAACCTTGGACACAAGGAGAGTTAGTTTATCTATGTAAGTTTTATGAGTTTGATGGCATACAAAAGATTTCATACGGATTGGGACGACCCGAATATGCCTGTTCTCGAAAGGTTAAGGACTTGCGAAAATCAGGATTGTTTAGAAGATATAAATATTTCGAGGGGGATTATTGATGAAACTAACTAAATTATTTGAAACGCAAAGAATACTAGATGCACGAATTGAAAAGGAACATCCGAGAGTTGAGGGTGAAGATCGTTTAGCTAAAAAGATATTAGCTTTACAGGTTGAACTTGGTGAATGTGCGAATGAGTGGCGAGGGTTTAAGTTTTGGAGTAATGACCAGGAACCAAGAACGAAAGTGTTTGATGAAGAATGTGATTTAATTCACATGGAATCAATAGGGTTGGAGCAAAAGAATCCATTGCTTGAAGAATACGTAGACTGTTTACATTTCTTTCTTAGTATAGGTCTGGAATCAAACACCACTCCTATGAGAGTGGATATTTATCCAAAAGCTGATTTAATAGGTGACCAGTTCTTAGGGGCGTTTGCAAGTATAGGTGATATGTCGAGGTGCTTAACTAAACATAATTATTGCCAGGCACTAGAAAAATTCATCGGACTTGGAGAAATGCTAGGCTTCAACTGGGAACAAATCGAACAAGCCTATTACAACAAAAACGCAATCAATCACACTAGACAAGATACAGGTTATTAATATGACTAGAGAAGATAGAGAGTATCTAATCGTAACTTTGACCGAACTATCCAGTAATAAAACTGAATCCTATTTCAACAATCTAACTGACGAGGAGTTAGAAAAGGAATACGACAGAATGATGGAGGGGTGATAACATGGCAGCAATAAAACTTAGATCAGGCACAATAAAACATATTGAAGCCGAAATATATGATTATCACGACACATTAAAGCGAATCAAGGAACGTCGTGAAGAACTAATGACTGATCCAGCAAAAGAAGAAGGCATGCCTTCAAGTCCTACACTTCCATCATCGACAGTAGAAAGGTATGCTACTCGCTTAACTATGGATAGAAGACTACAAGAGTTAGAACGTGTTGCTTCTGCAGTCGAGCATGTATATAACTTATGTGATGATGGTAGAAAGAAATTAATTCGATTGAAGTATTGGACAAAGCCACAATTGAAGTCATGGGAAGGCATAGCATTAGATTTACACATAAGTAAACGTCAGGCATACCGTTGGCGTGATGAAGTTGTACAAGCTGTCGGAGAGCAATTAGGTTGGAGATAGACCTTAGACACAAATTATGAATTAAGGAGTGAGTATTTTGGCTAATAGAAGGCAAAAGAAAAAGGAGTTAACGAAAGCGGTTAAAACGATAACTTCTTTTGTTGAAAAATTTCAAAAGAATATGCAGGAATCCATAAAGAACAATCCTTACGAAACCAAAACAAAGTTACTCGAAACTGCAAAGGGCGATTATGATAATGCTTGGGCTTGGTATTATATCGTTCAATGTAACAAGGAAATTAAAAGAATATCTTAGTTCACATTTCGACCACAATATGAAACATGGCACTTTCATGTCACTTTTGGCATGTAAAACCATGATATATTGATATTGTAAGAAAGATAACAAGAAATACAAATTCTGCTACTGTAATTCTTGTGAAAGAAAAGAACCGGCATCTCAAAAATAGTTAGTCTTCCACTAATAAAAGCACTTAGACTTTGGTCTAGGTGCTTTTATTATGCTTTGAAGACTACATATCACACAGTCATAAAACAATCGTGGGCTAATACGTTAGCTATCAGTAGGACTTGGTAGGGTATGTAGTCTTGATAGCATAAAGTTGTTAATGACAAACATTTCCAAGCACATTATGATTATTGTGGAGGGAGGTGTTCGTATGACACAGATTTACTTTCATAAAGAAATCACATGTTCAATTTGTAAAAATGAAATCATTGCTGTAGGAAACGTAATAGGTGAACCAATGACAACAGGTCCAGATAATGTATTGGCTGAAAATGTAGTAGTAGGTTCATTGTTAACAACAGAAGGATCTAAAGAAGATATTAGATTCGATGTGAAATGTCCAAATTGTAAGAACAAGTCGAATGAATATATATTGAGATAATTTAACGAAGTCACATCCATTCGGGTGTGGCTTTTTATTATACATAAAAGGTGGTGAAATACATGGTTGTATTGACTGGAATAGATACGTGCAATTGTATTCGCTGTTTAATAAAACCTTATGTCGCTAAGTCCTTGAACCAAAAACTTGAACAAAGTATTAATCAAAACGAACAGTCGGTTGCTACTAAGCAATTCTCATATAAGAATGGCGTTAGAAAAATGCTGAACAGACATTGATAAATTTTCATTAAAGGTGGTGGTTCATTCTTGCTTTACTCAATGACAAATTCGAGAAAGGTTAGGTGATCTATACATCTTCGAGCTATCGATTAAATAGTAAATATGATTGTGGAGGGACGAAGAATGACTAAGCGTTATAAATTCAAAGCAAGGTGTTTAGTTTGTGAACATAGCGAAATGATTCACCACGAAAGTAAAGAAGACTATCAAGAAGTAAATGTATGTCCGAAATGTAAAGGTGCATTTGTTGATATTTATAAAATCCATAAATACATTAAACCAAATTCGAAGTCTATTGAAATAGCAGTAGAAATGAATACAGACAATCTATCAGCTAAGTTAAGAGCAATCGCTAAACATACTGAAGAACTAGCAAATGAGTTAGATGCAATAGACAAGGAAGATGATTGAGTATGGACTATATCAAAGAAACATTACAAAAAGAATTAAGAAGCGTAACAAGAGATATAGACAAAGTTGAAGATAATATAACCTATTTGAGTAGTGAATTAAAATCAGCCGAAGAAAGAAAAGATCAACTGACTAATGCTAAACAACAACTTATCATAACCCTTAGTGCTGATACATTAAAACCATTGAGCGAGGGTAATGCTTGTGACATTTGTGGTGGACATTTGGAAGTTGTGGATACATTTAATTTACCAGGCAAAGACACAACATTAAAGGATGAACGATGTCCTTGTTGCGGTTAACTCGTAGAGGTGATTAACAATGCATAAAGAATACAAAACAAAAGAACAGAAGAAAGTCTTCTACAACTCTAGACCATGGCGACTGTTACGTGGACAAGCAATGAAGCGTGACAACTATGAATGCCAACAGTGTAAGGCTGAAGGATATGTACACGTGGATTCAATCAAGGTTGAAGGTGAACGCAAGACTATTGAGTTAAACGTTCATCACATCAAAGAGATTGAAGATCATCCAGAGCTTGCATTAAGATTGAACAACCTCATGACTATATGTTTAAGGCATCACAATCTTATACATGATAAGGGCTTCGAGAGAAAGAAACCTAAGTGGGAAGACGAAAAGTGGTAAATAAAATAAAAATGAATTATTTTCTTTTTAAAATACCCCCCACCAAAATAATTCGGTTTTCTTCGAAAAAGGCCTAGACCGGTTGAGGACTCTTTTTCCGAGATTTATTGTGTTGCGCGCAAGATAATGTATTGGGTAATACTGGAAATAGAAAGGGGGGAGGTGAAATGGCAGAAATAAAGAGAGAGACATTAAGAAAACATATCGAGAAGGATTTAAAAAATCAACTTAAAGAAAAACAAATAGCAGGTAGACACTATGCAGATTTGGTTCAAGACTATCTATCCATGTGGGATTTGAAAAATGAATTCATGGATGATATTCGAGATCATGGAATTAAAGTAGCTGGTATGCATGGCCCTAAATCTAATACATCAATTGCGGACTTCCACAAGAATAATGACCGCATGTTAAAAACCTTAGATGCGCTCGGCTTAAAAGCTTCACCTTTAGAGGCTATAGCAGAGGGGTATACGAAAGATGATTTAATATGATAATCAATAAATATGTCACAGAGTATATTAACCTTTTTGTAACAGGTAATATTAAATTAAACAAAGAACGAATATTGTTAATATCATTTTTACAAAAATATGTACTAATCAGAGATGATATTTATTTTAACGATAAGATGATTAATGATTTCGTATCCTTTACGGAAAAATGGTATTTCCCTTTGAATCCATTTCAGAAATTTATAGCAGCGTTTGTCTTTCTCTTTTACGAAGAAGACGACACTGTTTTTTTTGAGCAATTTTTATTATTGATGGCAAGGGGCGCTGGGAAAAACGGTTTGATATCTGCACTTTCCCACTTCTTCATAAGTCCGTTACATGGGATAGATCGTTATAATGTTTCAATTGTGGCCAACAGTGAATTACAGGCAAAGACTTCCTTCAGAGAAATATACGATGTAATCGAAGGTAAGCCGACATTGGACAAGCAATTTTATCGAACGAAGCAAGAGATACTTGGAAATGCTACAAAAAGCATTATTCAGTATCATACATCAAATGCCGGTTCGAAAGATGGCTTGCGTGATGGTTGCGTTATATATGATGAGGTCCATCGTTATGAAGGGCAAGATGTTGTAAATGTATTCTCTAGTGGGCTTGGTAAAGTCAAAAACGCTAGAGAATTTTTTATTGGTACAGATGGATTTGTTCGGGAAGGCTTCTTAGACAAGATGAAAGAACGTGCAATGAATATTCTTGAAGGCAAAGACCTTGATGATCCAATGTTTCCATTCATCTGCAAAATTGATGATGCATTAGAAGTAGAAGATTTTGATATGTGGGAAAAGGCTAATCCTATGTTTTCTAAGCCGATGAGTAGTTATGGAAAGGGTTTATTCAAGAAAGTAAAAACACAGTTCAAACAACTTATAAACAATCCTAGTAATAGACCAGAATTTATGACCAAAAGAATGAATTTACCTGAAGTGGATTTAAATCAATCAGTTGCATCGTGGGAAGATATTCTAGCTACAAACAGACCGTTTCCTGTTTTGGAACATCGTGTATGTGTTGGATCAGTCGATTTCGCGAGTATACGAGATTTCGCTGCAGTTGGTCTGTTATTTAAAGTTGGAGATGAATATGTGTGGAAGACACACTCTTTTGTTCGTCAAGGTTTCCTGGATACCACACCTTTAAAAGTTCCGATTAAAGAATGGGAACGATTAGGGTTATTAACAATTGTGGATGAACCTGTGATACAGGTAAGTAACATTGTTGATTGGTTTGTAGAGATGCGCGAAATATACGGAGTAAATACAATTATAGCCGATACATTCCGGTTGGATTTAGTAAAATCAGCATTAGAAGCGGAAGGTTTCGAAGTATTATATATTCGTAATCCGAATGCAATAGCTTCTAAGTTGGCCCCAAGAATTGAAACGGTTTTCTCTAATCAAAAATTAATTTTTGACGATAACCCTCTAATGCGATGGTATTGCAATAATGTATTCGTGAAAACGAAGAAGGATGGAAATAAAGAGTTCCTAAAGAAAGACGAATTCAGAAGGAAGACAGATGGATTCATGGCTATGTTATATGCCTTCTGGCATGCTGATGTGGTGTTAGAAGAAGATACGGAGTTCTTCCTTGATACTATTCAATTTTAAAAGGGGGTGAAATAAAAATTGGGTTTCCTAGATGCAGTATTTAAACGAAATAGCGAATTAGGCTTCATGTTTGATGTTGAGATGTTTCAAGATAAGTCCACACGACTACACATGAAACGATTAGCACTTGATACGTGTATATCATTCTTAGCGAGAACTATCTCACAATCTGAATTTAGAGTGAAGTATGGTGATACCTACAAGAAGGATGCGTTATATTATAGGTTGAATGTTCGGCCTAACAAAAACATGACCGCCAGCACATTTTGGCAAACGTTTATTGAAAAGTTGCTTTATGACAATGAATGTTTAATCATACAAGCTGATGATGGCGATTTATTAATTGCTGATGATTTTGTTCACAATGAATATGCAGTTTTTGAAGATGTGTTTTCGAATATATCTATTAAAGATTTCACATTTCAACGAACATATAAGCAAAGTGAAGTTATTCATCTAAGGTACAAGAATGATAAGTTAAGTCCACTGATTGACGGTCTGTTTAATGACTATGGTGATTTATTCGGTAGAATACTAAGTTCGCAGAAACGAAAAAATCAGATACGTGCAACTGTGGATATGGATATGATTAATGCTAAGAGCCAAGAACAACAAGCCAAGTTGCAGGAATTCATCAACAATATGTATAAGGCAGTTGAAACGAAAGACGTAGCTATTATTCCACAACAAAAAGGCTTTGAGTATAAGGAAACTTCACAAGGCGGTTCTGTTGGTCAAAGTGTGGATGAAATAAACAAAGTAACAAATGGTTTCCTGGATCAAGTAGCAATGGCGATTGGTATCCCTGTCAGTTTGCTTCGTGGGGATATGGCAGATGTAGAGAATCTTACAAAGAACTATACGATGTACACAGTCAGTCCTCTATTAAAGAAAATAAGGGATGAAGCAAACTCTAAGTTCTTTGATGAAGATGAATACTTAAATGGTAATCGTATTGAAATTAAGAGCATTTCGTACAACAGTATTTTTGACTTGGCGACAAGCATAGATAAGTTGGTTTCTTCTGGAGCGTTTACTGGTAACGAGATTAGACAAGAAGCTGGGTATGAGCCTTCTACAGACGAGAATCTTAATCATCACTATGTGACTAAAAATTACGAGAGAATTGGAACAACAGAAGGAGGTGAGAACAATAAAAAAGAAAATAAAAAATAACATCCCTTTTAAATTTACTAATAACGCAAATGAAGATGAACACGTAATGGTCATTAGTGGTGCTATTGGTGAAAGTGGTTGGTTTTACGATGCGACAAGCGCTCAAGACGTAAGAAATGCGTTAGATGGCGTTAAGGCATCCACAATTCGAATTAAATTAAATTCGGGTGGTGGTGATGCAATGGTAGGCATCGAAATCATGAATTACTTGAAAGATTTAGATGCGCATGTAATTGTTGAAGTAACTGCTTTAGCTGCATCTGCTGCATCAATTCTTGCAATGGGTGCTGATGAAGTTATTATGCGTGACGGTGCTACATTAATGATTCATGAAGCTAGTACCTTTGCGTATGGTACAAAGTCAGACATCCAAAAAACAATGAACGCACTTGAAGCTATAGACCAATCATTAGTTGATATTTATGTTAATAAAACAGGCTTATCTAGTGAGGAAATTAGTGGAATGCTTAAAGCTGAAACTTGGTTAACAGGTCCTGAAGCGGTTGAAAAAGGGTTTGCAACATCTACGGCAAAACAATCAACTGTAGAAGAAGATGAAGAAGTAAGCCTATTAAAGGCACAAATGCAAGTTATGCAAAACGAACTACAACTACTAAAAAACACGGAACCAGAAAAGCCAACTCCTGTTAAACAAAACAGAGCAGTTAGGCTTTTTTAATTACACAAAAATTGGAGGAATTACACAATGGCAATTACATTTAACAAATCAGAAAATTTTAAAAACGCAAAGAAAGCATTAACTGCGGTACTTTCAAAAGAAAACGTAACAGAAAATGAAACTACTGAAGCGTATGAAAACTATTTCAATGCGTTACAAACAGAAGTAGCTGCATCAATTACTAAAGAAGTGAACAACGATATGTTGGACCGTTCGATTCTTCAACAACGTGGTCAAAATGTGCTGACTTCTGAAGAAACGAAGTTCTTTAACGCAGTTGTAACATCTGGTGGCTTTGATGATGATTCAATCCTTCCTGTAACTACACAAGAGCGTGTATTTGAGGACTTAGTACAAGCACACCCATTACTTGATGCATTAGGTTTACAAGATTTAGGGGCAGTAACGCGTTATATCTATGCAGATCCAACTAAAGCTTATGCTTGGGGGCCATTATTCGGACCAATCGCAGGACAAGTATCTGCAGCATTCAGCGAAGAAACGATTTCGCAACTTAAATTAACAGCATTTGCGGTAATTCCGAACGATATGTTAGAACTTGGTCCAGTATGGGTTGAGCGTTATGTACGTGAATTGTTAATCGAATCATATTCTACTGGTTTAGAGTTCGGATTCGTTAATGGTAGTGGTGTTAATCAACCAATCGGTCTATTAAAAGATGTGAACGCAGGAACTGGTGCAGTAACAGACAAAGTATCATCTGGCACATTAACTTTCGCTCCATCTCAATACGGTGAAGTAGTTGCAGGAGAACTTTATAACGTGGTTAAAGCATTATCTACTACTGCTGACGGTGAAACTCGTAAAGTAGCAGGTAAAGTAGTGATGGTCGTTAATCCAATTGATGCGATTGGTGTACAAGCACGAAACACTATTCAAACTGCAAACGGACAATGGGTAACAGCATTACCATATAACGTGCAAGTAGTGGAATCAGAGCAAGTGCCGGCTGGAAAAGCGATCTTCTTCGTAAAAGGTGAATATATCGCAATTATTGCAGGTGGATACAAACTTAAAAAATTCGATCAAACATTGGCTATTGAAGATGCAACTCTTTACACAATCAAACAGTTCGCTAATGGTAAACCGAAAGATAATAAAGCTGCATTAGTGTATGACTTGGATATCTCGTTTGCGCCAACAGTCTAATTAAAGGAGTGAAGGAATATGGCATACAAGGTAATTAAACCATTCAGGGATAAAGAAGATAAAAATACATCATATGAGGTGGGCGATGCGTATCCGAAAGGAAGTTTCAAACCTACTAAAAAACGCTTTGATGAGTTATCTGAATTACATCCACACTATAAAGCCACTTTTATTCAAGTGGTAAAAGAGGAAGTTAAGAAAACAACTTCTAAAAAGGAGTGATGAAGTATGGCAATCACACCTGAAGTCTTAACAGAATTTAAAGAACGGATGCACTTAGAGGGTGATGAGGATAATAATCTGAAACGCATCCTCTCCGCATCTGTGAAGGCCCTTATCAAAGCGTGTGGAGATTATGACATAGAAAAGGATGAAGCGTTCAAAGAGTTAGTTTTTGAGCGTTCTCGCTATGTCTATAATGATGCGCTAGAGTATTTCAATACAAACTTTTTAAGTCAGATTAATAGTTTAGGTGTCGATAAGGCGCTTGATGAAATCGTGTTAGAAGGTGATGCAATTGCAACCATTCAAATACAAACCGAAAGTAAACACTGGTGATTTAAGGAATCGCATTGATATATATGGGAACGTAAAGTACACGAACGAGCTTGAGGAAACTAGCTATAAATTCATGAAGGTAAAAACAATATGGGCCAACGTCATTCCACAAACAGGGAGTTTACAGAACCAAGCAGCTGATACTTTATTAGCGAATGTTACGCACAAAATAGAAGTTCGTTATAGTTCTGTTACTAGCATTGTGGGTGACGATATTAATAAATTAAAGGACATGCAAATTTTCTTTAAAAATCATAGGTTCGAAATTAAATATCCGTTAGACCCTTACTTTAGAAAAGAAACACTCGAAATCTTCTGTCAGGAGTTGATAGGATGAGTATTGAATTAGAGGGATTGGATGATTTTCAACGCAGATTATTAGAAGTGGCTCAACGAAGACTGCCAAAAGAAACACCTAAAATCATGCGTAAAATTGGCAGTAAGGCACGTACCGCTATTGCTAAAGAAGCACGTAGTAAGGTCAAAAAAAGGGATAATGTGTATCATAAACGATTTAAACGAGGGAAAGTGTTTAAAGATCCAGAAGGAAAGTTTGTGGTGCGTGTCATCAATAGCGCTCCACACGCTCATTTAATTGAGTATGGACACAGACAGGTTACTAAAAATGGTCAAGAAGTGGGATTCGTTACAGGTAAAAAAGTAATGAAAAACGGTATTGACAACTTCAATAGTAGTGGACAAGTAGACAGTATGTTATCCGATTGGCTAGATGACTTACTAAGAAGTGGGCGGTTGTGATGATTACTTACAAAGATATAAAAATAGCAATTAATCGCCAATTAAAAAAGCTAGGTATTGAAATTAATAGTCGGGACGTTACAGAAGGTTTTATTAGACCTTCTTTTTTTGTGGAGTTTTTGGATAGTATTCGTTCTGCTGATGAAAACCAAGTTCACAAATCATTGAATGTGCAAATTTATTATTTCCCAACTGATCGTTACGAATATTCAATCGAAGTGTTGGATGTGCAGGAGAAGTTAGAGAATCTATTTGATTTAAAACTACCTGTAGTTGACCGATTATTAACGATTAATGAAGCGAATGTCAATATGGTGGATGGTGTATTAAACTTCTCGTTTGATATCGAATTTTACGAGGGACGAGAACTTTCGTGGGACGGTCATACAATTGTTGACGAATTAGAGAATGGTAAAGATTTTTATACGAAACATCCAATTGAAAAAATGGAAGTTTTGGAATATGAAAAAGAGGAGTGATTAGATTGGGATTGCCAGAAATAAATATTGAGTTCGTTGGTCGCGCGGTAACTGCAATTAAACGTAGTCAATTAGGTATCGTAGCATTGATCCTAAAGGACAATATACAAACTGCAGACACGGTAACTTATAAGAGTGTGGAGGAAGTAAAAACAGGAGAATGGTCTCCTGAGAACTTAGACCTTATTCAAAAAACCTTCATGGGAACACCTAGCAAGGTAATTATCGAACGGTTAGGTGCGGAAGTTGTTGATTATAATGCAGCACTAACCAGATTAAACAATAAACGCTTCAATTACTTAGCAATTCCAGGTATTGAAGATGCGGATACTACTTTAATTGCTACATGGATTAAATCAAAGCGTGAGAACGATAAGAAGACGTTTAAGGCTGTTCTTCCTAATACAGAAGGCGACCATGAGGGTATTATCAACTTTACGACTAGTGGTATTACAGTGGGTGGGAAAGCATATACGACTGCTGAATATACAGGACGTATTGCAGGAGTATTGGCAGGTCTTCCATTCACTCGTTCCTCCACATACTTCGAGTTCCCTGAAATTGATTCTATTACAGAAATCGAAGATCCAGACAAAGCGGTTGATGATGGCGAACTAATACTAATCAATGATGGTGAAAATATTAAAATTGGTCGTGGGGTTAATAGTTTAACGACTACTACTATACAAAAAACAGAAGACTTCAAGTCAATCAGAGTTGTGGAAGTAATGGATATGATTAAGGATGATATTCGCACTACTTTCGATACTCAATATGTTGGTAAAGTAAACAACATTTACGATAATCAAGTATTATTTATCACTTCTGTTAATGCTTACTTCTCAGGATTAGCTGCAGATGAAATCCTAGATCCAAGCGCAGTTAATAAAGCGACTATTGACGTTGGTAAACAACGATTAGCGTGGGAATCAATTGGAACAGATACATCAGCATGGGATGACCAAAAAGTTAAAGAAACATCTTTCAAACGTAATGTGTTCTTGGCAGGTAACGTGAAAATCGTTGATGCAATGGAAGACTTAGACTTTGATATTTCGATATAAGGAGGGTAACTAATGGCTAAATTAAAAGGTAATAAACAAATTAACGGCACGTTCGGTTCCATGTGGGTGAATAATGAAAAATGGTTAGATGTAGAAACCTTTGAAGCGAAAGTTACAATTAATTTTGAAGACGTAAACATGGCAGAAGATTTAGCTACTCATAAAAAAATGACTGGTTGGGCAGGGGAAGGTTCGACGACAGTGAAGAAAGTATACAGTCGTGGAGCTAATCTAATGGCTAATGCAGTTAAAACGGGTATTATGCCTGAAATTAGTATGGTTGGAAAACTTGCGGATCCAGATGCTTATGGCGCAGAACGTGTATCGATTAGTGAAGTAACATTTAATGAATTTATGTTACTGAAGTTTGAACAAAAAACACTGGGCACTGAAGAACTTCCGTTCAACTTTGCTGATTACGATTTAATTGATTCTATCACTGCATAAAAAAGGAGAATACTAGAATGACAAAAATAGAAAAGAAAAAACTTAGCTTAACTGATTTAATCAAGGAAAAAGAAAAATACCAGGTGAAATCAGGTCTTAAACAGGAACTGTATGTAGAAGAAATGGATGCGACTATTACTATTGTTCAACCAGATCGTTCAGTGGTGATGGATGCTATTGAATCTGAAAGTGATGATTATATGGTGTACAACATCGTTACAGAACCAAATTTGAAAGATCCTGAATTGCATAAGGCATATGGGTGTATTGAACCTATAGATATTGTATCTAAAGTATTCTATCCAGGCGCAATTACTGGAATTGCAAAGGCAGGATTAAAGCTTGCAGGATATGAAAGTAATGTAAAAGCTGTGGAAGACTTAAAAAACTAATAAAAAGTGACGGAGATTTCTATTTAATCCATCACTATTTACAAAAAGGTTTTACGGATGATTATATTCTTAATCTTTCGTCCACACAAAAAACATTCTACCAAGCAAGTATGATGTTACATCATGAAGAGGAGAGCGAAAGACAGGGAACTGTTTAGGCTCTCTTTTTTATTTAAAGGCGGTGAAATAAATGGCAGGTAATAGCGTTATATCCGCAATTTTAACGTTACGAGATGCAAATTTTAGTAGTGGTATGTCTAATGCAGCAAATAATGCAAACGGCTTATCACGAAGAATAAAACATACTGGAAATACAATAAACCGGTTCGGAAAATCAGCAGTATCAAGCTTTAAAGGTGTTGCAACGAGCGTTGTTGGATTAGCAGCCGCTTATGTAGGTGTTAATGCAATTAAAGACTTAGGTGTGAGTATGATTGAAGCTTCAGCTTCTGCAAAAGCTATGTCCTCTCAATTTGAGCAAGTGTTCGCAACTTTGGAAAGTTCAGCAGAAACTAGTTTAGCTAGAGTGGCAAATCAAACTGGAATCCTATCTGGTAGGTTAAAAGGAACTTTCTTGGGAATGGCAGCCTTCGCTAAAACTACTGGTATGGATACAGCAGGTGCCTTGTCATTAACCGAACGAGCAACATTAGCAGCAGCCGATGGTGCAGCGTTTTATGATAAGTCCATCGAAAGCGTATCTGAGAGTTTGCAGTCATTTTTAAAAGGTAACTTTGCGAATGATGCAGCTTTAGGTATTGCCGCAACGGAAACGACTAGGAATGCAGCAGCTAATAAATTATACGGTTCATCGTTCAAAAAATTAAGTGAGGACCAGAAACAATTAACCTTGTTACAAATGGTTGAGGACGGTAATAAATTGTCTGGTGCTTTAGGACAAGCAGCACGTGAAACGGATGGTTTAGAAAACGTATTAGGTAACTTGAAAGAATCATGGAGATTGGTGAAAGTGAAATTTGGCGATCCGCTTCTTGCTCCTGTTATAAAATCAATGAAACAGCTAACTGATCGAATATTGAAACTTAATACAGATTCAGTTATCGCAGGTTTCAAAAAGTTTGGAAGCGTGGCAAAAAGCGCAATGGAAATGGTTAAACCGGTGATAAGTTGGATCAAAGATACTGCGTTACCTGGTGTTAAAAAAGCAATAGAAATATTAGGTATCGGTGTAGTGATTTTGAAAGGTTTAGCAATTGACGCTTTTCAAAATATCAAACAACGCATAGACGAAAACAAACCGGCAATAGAAGGTGTTCAAGCTGTCATGGGAGATTTAGGAGCGAAAGCATTAGAGTTAAAAGGTTGGTTACTTGATGCGTTTGAAAGTTCTAAACCTGCTTTGTCGTGGTTGAAAGACGAAGGGTTGCCTATGGTTGTGGACGGTATTTTTGCAGTTGTCGAGAAAGCTACCGAATTATACAACAATATCAACGACAATTGGAATTTGATATCGCCTATTATTTACGGAGTGGCTGCATCTGTTGTGTTTTTCAAAACAGTTGTAGGTTTAGCGACATTGGCAAGTAAAGGTTTGACACTTGGAATGATTGCTATGTCTGTAGCGACAACAGCTTTTAACGCAGTATTAACTATTTCACCATTAGGTTGGGTTGCGATAGCTATTGGTGCAGTAGTAGCTGTAGGAGTCCTTCTTTATAAAAATTGGGACACTATTAGTGCAGCTGGTCTGAGTTTATGGGAAAGGTTGAAAGAAGTGTGGACAGGTATTCAAACAGGGTTTTCGGCAGCATGGGAATTTGTTAAATCAGCCGCATCAGATAGCATGAACTTCGTGATTGGCAAGATTAACGATTTAATCGGAGCGATCAATTTAATCCCTGGTGTTAATATTCCAATTGTTGCAAAAGTGGATTGGGGACAAGCTACCCCACCCGCAGGTCAAGCGGCATTTAAACAGTTAGATTCTTATGCAGTCGGTACAAATAGCGTTCGAAGAGATATGGTGGCTAACATTCACCAAGGAGAAATGATTATACCTGCTAAACAGTCGCAAAAACTACGTAGTCAAGGTGTGACAATTGATAATATCGATAAAAGACCTACTACAGTAGCATCAAGTGGTACAGGTGGTAATAGTTTTGTTATCAATATTAATGGCACAAACAAAACCACGAGTGAAATTATGAACGAACTAGTACCACAATTAAAACTTAGAATGGCAAACATATAGGAGGTTGGATAATGGACATATTTTTAAGTGTAAATAATCGTGAAGAAATTATTCAACTTCCTATTGTGCCTAGTGAATTTAAAATTAACAGTCCTGTAAACAATGAAACGTTTACTACTATTAATCAAGGTGACATTAAATTAATGGGTGAGAGTGGATTGAAAGACCTCACAATTGATACATTTTTCCCTAACAAGGAATACTCATTCGCGCGATCTAATCAATATACAAGTTGGCAATATGTCGAGATGATTGAAAGTTGGATAGAACGTAAATTACGAGTTAGGTTAGTGGCAACAGGTTCACCAGTGAATATGTTAACGGCTATTGATAATTTTGAGTATGGCGTACAAGATGGTTCGGGGGATATTTATTATTCCTTGTCTCTATCGGAATTTAAAGATATTAAATTACAAAAGAAAGTTGTAGTAGCCGAAAGTAAGCCTTCTATTAAAAAATCTAGTTTGAATTCAGGTACTCCTGTTAAACCAGTAAAGAAAAAAGCGGTCAAAAAGGCTGTTAAGAAAAAAGTAGTACGTAAGATTCCAGTTACAAAGAAGGTGAATTAATGGCTCATGAATTGTGGCTTATAAAAGGCTCAACAATGACGAACATTACACCTTTGGTTGGGAGCATTTCATGGCGCAGTAACGTTGATGAACTGGGTGACGAATTATCATTCAATATAGCGTTCAATGATGCGAACTTTTTCCCAACTAACCCATGTGACATAGGTGATATGGTCATGTTGAAAAATGAGGGGTATGAGATTACTAGAGCAATCATTGTGGACGAGCAAAAGAATGGAAGAGATCCAGTATCATATACCGCTTTCGACTTTGCTTTTTATCTTAATAAATCGAATGCAGTTTATCAATTTAATAAAATGGCTGCTGACCAATGTATTAAAAAGATACTTGGTGAATTTGGAATACCGATTGGCACTATCGTTTCAATGCCAGTTCCAATAACGAAAATATTTCCTGATGATAAAGTAAGTGACATCATCAAAGAAATTATAACTATTACAGAACAAAAATTAGGTATCAAATATTTGATGGAAATGCGACAAGGTAAACTATGTATCGAAAAGCAGAATGATTTAACCGTTAAAGCCAATTTTGTTCTTGGCGGTAAAAGTTACAATGCTACGGATGCAATCATGAATCCTAGTAGAAAACGGAGCATATCGGATATGGTCAACTCTATTCAAGTTGTCGGAAATAACGATAAGCTGGTACTGATTCAAGATGATGATTCCATGATTAAGAAATACGGTAAAATTTCGAAAGTAATGACTCTCGATCAAAAAGAAAAGAAGTCCGCTAAAGAAGTGGCTATGAATGAATTGAAACAGTTCTCAAAAGTTGTGGAAGAAATCAGCATAGAGTTAATCGGAGATGACCGTGTTCGCGCAGGTCGTCTTTTTGATGTGGTTGAACCAATTACAGGTATCAAAGGGAGATACTTAATCAATGATGTCTCCCACAGTATTGAGAACGGTATACACAAGATGTCGCTAGGGTTGGAGGTGCGTAATGGCTGAGAAAGACGGATTGACGGAATTGGCGTTGATGTTAAAAAAAAATGAACCAAAGAAAGTACCTTCTATTACAACTGGAATAGTTGAAGCGTTACCTCCTGATCCCGTGATTCGACTTGATAAGGTGATTACACTCGATAAAACGCAATTGATATTTGCATCTAATTTGATTGCAGGATATGAGCGGAAGATTAAATTTACAGATACTAATTGTGGAACAACTACAAGTGCTGGTGATCCTTCTCATACGCATGATATAGCGGTATTGAATGTGGACACCTTAATGCAATGGACGGACACTTTAAAAATTGGTGATGAAGTTATTGTTGTCCCTGTTATGGATAGTCAAATGTATTATGTGCTTGAAAAGGCGGTGAAGTTTGAATGAGTAATTTACCGGAGATAACAGAATTAGAAATTGGAGAAGTAGAACTTGAAGAAGAGTTAGAACCAATAGGTAAGACGTTTCTTTATGATTTCGATAAAGGTGATTTTGTTATGAAAGGCGGTAAGATGATTGAATTGTTCGAAGTAGATTCTTTGAAGATGTGGATAATGAAAGTCATGAAGAGTGAAAGTTTCCGCTTTCGAATCTATAACGATTCCGTTTACGGCACAGGCATTGAATCATTGATTGGTTCATCTTTACCACGCGCCTACATTGAGGCGGAAATCGAAAGAGAAGTTACTGAATCCTTATTATTAAGTCCCTACATTAACAGGCTAGAAGGTTGGACATTTCAACGTGATGGAAAGCGAATGCGAACAAAATTCAAAGTCATATCACCTATGTACAACACGTTCGATATGGAGGTGAGTATTTAAATGGTTGAAACCGAAAAACAGATACACGAAAGAATGATGTACAACACGGATGATGAATATGACAAGTCCGAAGGAGGTTTTATATGGGATGCAGATATGGCGGCGGCTATTGAACTTTCCACATTACAAGAAGAAATAGAATATGTTGAGAGTTTGATAGATATCGAGAACTTATTCGATGATGAACTTACTAGGTTCGTGTATCAGCGTACAGGTAGGATCAGAAAGTTAGCCACTAAATCAACGACTACTGTAGTTATATCTGGTTCATCTGGATCAACTATTAACATCGGTGATTTAGTAGGTACAGATACATTAAATTTCGTTGCACTAGAAACCGCAGTCATTGGTGAAAGTGGATTGGTTAATGTTCTAGTCGAAAGTCTAGAATTTGGAGATATCGGTAATGTTCCTGCTAACTCCATTAATCGCTTTCCTGTATCAATAAGTGGATTGGTCAATGTATATAATCCTGAATCCGTAACAAATGGATACGAAGCTGAAACAGATGATGAACTTAGAGAACGTTACTACGACAAGCTTCAGCGACCAGGCAAAGCAGGGAATAAATATCATTATGAAGAATGGGCGAAAGAAGTTGTTGGTGTAGGGGATGTAAGAGTGTTTCCTAGATTCAATGGACCATTAACAATGAAAGTGGTAATTATTGATGCTAATAAACAACCTGCAAGCGCTGAATTAGTTGCGGATGTAACAGAACATATTACTAATGAAATGCCATTCGGTGTAACAGAACTAGTTGTACTAAGTGCCACTCCTGTTCCAATTAATATCACTGTAGATTTGATTTTAGCAAGTGGCTATATCGAACCATTGGTGGTTGAAAAAATTAAAACAAATATATCTAACTACCTTAAAGAAATCGCCTTCAATACTACCTTTGTAAGCTATGCAAAGATTGGTAGTGAAATCATTGATAGTGAAGGTGTATTGGATTATACGAACTTAGTAGTCAATGGTGGTATTGCAAATGTTTCAATAGGCGATGAAGAAGTGGCAATCATGGGAGGTGTGAATGAATGAACCATATGAGCGTTTATTTAAAGAACAAGGTATTAACTAACAACCTTCGTACAACTCCTGTTTACGTAGCGTTATTTAATGCAGAAGTAGAAGTTGCGAAGGCTAGTTATCTACGACAAGCAGTTACATTTGTTGAGCCTGTGGACGGACAAACATCTAATAATGTAGACGTACTGTTTCCCATTGCAAATGAAATTTGGGGAGATATTACCCACATTGGTATTTATGATGCTGCAACAAATGGAAATTTATTATTTAAATCTCCTGCTGAATTCATTAAAAATATCGACATATCCAGTCAATATAAAGTCCCTAAAAATTATCTGATTGTCAGATTGAAGTAGGTGATTAAATGTATGCAATACAAGAGTCAGAATGGGGACAAGTTGTTGTCCATACCTGGAGCGATTTAACTCCACATCTATGGGAAGATTTTAGACTTGCGTTAATGGAAGCTGAAACGGAACAAGAAGTACAAGGTGTATTGCTCAAATATTCTAATGTAGTAAATGAAGTGATTACAGAGCAAGTAGCTACAGGCGTAAAAATTGTTCAATCACCTATCATCATGCAGACAAAAACGGAAATGATTACAAGTATTGTTGTTTCAGAACGTGATTATAAAACGGATATGCTCAAGTATTTACCGTTATATGAACGTAAGTCCTTAATATTCAACGAAGTATTAGATGCTTATGATCGTGAATTTAGGAATGTTGAACAACGGTTGGAAATAACGAAGAGAAATATATTCCTAGATACAGCCATTGAATCACTTCCTATTTTTGAACGCGACTTAGGTATTAAAACAATGAAAACATTGCGTTATGACCAACGTAGAGAGCAAATTTCATCTAGGTATATTGCAAGCTTTGACCAAACCACGGAGGACACTATTAAGTCAGTAGCTAAAGCCTATTCAAATGGCGAGGTTGAGGTCAATGTTACTGAAATAGATGGAGTATTTGAAATCAAGTTTGTAGGGGCTAAAGGGATTCCAGATAACATTGAGGGATTACAACAAGCAATAGATATTATTGTTCCTGCACATTTTGAATTTGCCTACACCTACACCTTTAATCCATGGGATTTCATAAGTGATAAAACATGGGGTGGCATATCTAACATGACGTGGAATGATTTAAGAATATGGAATGAGGTGAGCTAATGAAGTACACGGCAAAATTAAATTTGAATAAGCCGGATTTAACAGATTACGTAAGTATTGCTGATCTAAATGAAAATATGGATATCTTAGATGCAGCAGTCGGAGAATTAAAAGAAGGGACAGCTATATTGCCCGAATTAGAAACAACGGACAAAACATTAGCCGGAGGAATTAACGAAGTTAAGAGTGGTCTTACGACGCATTTGGCTGATTATACGACGTTTAAGAATAGTAAAGGGAAACCAAACGGAATCGCGGAATTAGACCAAAATGGAAAACTGCCCGACACCTATTCTGGCGGTGTTTCTGCAACTTTAAAAGATAAGTTACAGTTGGAAATACTAGACGAGAATTTTTATGTACAGTACCCAGGAGACATCGCTACTTCTATGGTCCTAGATTCTAGCGGTAACTTCGTGTATATATTCTTATACTATCTTGCAAGTAAGTACTACATTTACAAATATGATGTGAATACAAGAGTGCAAGTCGCGCGAAGCAGTGTCTCTTATATTGCACAAAGTCATGGGGTAGTACAAAATGCAACACATCTATTTGTACCGGTTGGAACTGGAGGTACGACCAATAGAAATCAATTAGCGAAAATAAATAAAGAGACAATGGTAGTTGATAAGATTGTGAGTATCGGTAACGATTACGGAAGTGTGGTTTACTATAATGATTTAATTTATGTGTCTTATTATGGTGGCAATTTAAAAGCAGTTTCACCTATAGACTTATCAACTGTTAAATCTGGAAAACCATTTGACACTACAAGCGGGTCCAGTAACACCTATTTTGACATTACGCCCAACGGTAGAGTGTTTGGTTTTATGCAACTGTACGACAATAAAAAAATTAGAGAAGTAGATATTGAAACATTCGTTTCTCTGGCGACAAGTGCAACAACTCATATTCTTCAATGGGTATCATCAAAAGATGACAAATATGTATATTTCGGTCAACAAGAAAACCTGTCACCCAATACAAATTATCTCGGAAGGTTAAACATAAGTGACGGCGCTTTTTCACAAGAAAGTATACATCGGTTTAATCCTAAAACCGGAAGCATTAACCCCAATTTAAGTATGGCTGATGAAAAGCACCTGTACTTAACTAAGAGCAGTAGACTCCAAAAAATTAATAAAGATACTGGTGTTACACTATTCGAAAACGATTTTACGGGAATGAGAGACTTAACAAAAGGTCCGGATGGAAGACTTTACTTTATGCAGGGCAATACGGTATTTAGAACTTTATATTAAAAGGAGAGGGTACAATGATTTACGTATTCGAAGGAGAAAATAATTTAGCAAGTATAGTTTTTGACGGAAAATATTTATCAGAAGAAACGAAAGTGAAAGCTATCCAACTGGAGTCTTTACCTATCGACGAATCGACTGATTCACAAAATGCTATATTGAAGGCTGATAACAAAACTGGAAGGGTATGGTTCGACTACGAGGACATAATCCCTACAGATGAAGAAAAACAGCAAGATAGACTAACGGAACTAGAAGGTAGTGTTATGGAATTAACGATGGCTCTTGCTACTCTGATGGGAGGTACTAATTAATGTTTAATGCGAATAGTTCTTTAGTGAAATTGTGGTCGAGAAAAGTACGAGAAGGGGGAGTGACGCTTGAAGAAGTTCCAAGACTGTTTAACTTATATGAAGAAGTTGAGAAGTCTATCGTTAATAGTTAAATTCTAAAACGCAACATAAGCTAGCGTTATTTTTTATTAGGAGTAAAATATTAGCAGAAATTGTAATAGGTAAGAGATATACTTATTACAAGGAGTGATATGGATGAAACTAGAAAACGCTGAATTAAAAGTAAGTACTCTTGGAGAAAAAGCATGTTTAAATGTAACTTATGATTTTGCTATAAAAAAAATCGAGGACAGTTTACATTACAGAAAGCTTATTGAGTTGGATATAGATGAACTAGCTGAATATCTTTTAGCTAATAACGAATATAACATTTGTATTTCGATTAATCAAAATCAAAACGGTAAGCTTAATGTTAAAAGACATTTACATGGATTAGCCGAAAAAGGGTTCTTTATCTATGATAAGAATAGTGGAAAAATCACTTTGAAGGATTTATTTAGAGATTACTTTTTTCAAAGATTTAATCAAACAAGAGGATAGTTGGAACATATTGCGTCGTATTAAATATGTTCTATGAAGCATTATAAATGAATAATATATTAAAAAAGGACATCTTTTATGATGTCCTTTAATTTATTTTAAAGGAGTCGTCTTAATGAAAAAGGACTTTAAAATCCTTCCAAATCTTTCTGATTTCCGAAGACATAAAGAAGAAAAAGGGATATATATAGCACCTATTAGATTTGAAACAGATCCAATTACAGGATTTTTTTTAAAATGCCCTAATTGTAATTCAAACTTAACTTATCAATTTTCAGAAATATCTGAGGAAAAAATCAAGTGCTCAGGAAACAATTGTGATTTTGTGGTTGAAGTTGATGAAATTAAGGTTAAACTAAACTCATAGATAAATATTTTAAGAGAGGGAGTTTAGTTGTGAATCCGACAAATGAATATGTACCAATAGTGCTGTTTACAGGCGCAGGAGCTTCATGTGCAAAAGGCATTGAGTTACCTAATATGACTCAATTTTTTAATCAGATAATGGATGAAGATCATAATCCGACTGATAGTTTTATAAGGAACAGGATTTATTTTAAATACGTAATGGATTGCATGTATCCAGATAAGAACGAAGACGAGGTATATGATTTAGAAAAAGTTCTAGGGACATTATATAAGCTGGCAGGTACTTTTAGTGATGATTCTGCTTTTTCAATAATGAATGAAAATACACTGGTCGAGAGAATTAGTAATAGCGTGAATACTTTATTTCAAGATCACAGAAAAGCTTCACTGCCTAATGAATTGTTATCTAAAGCTATAGCTGATACTATGTTTCAGAGATATACAGAAATTAACCAGAGCGCTAAGGATTTATTACACGACCTTCAGATGTTAATTAGAAAATCATACTCCGATGTTAATTTAAATGGAATATATGAGGTCTATGGTAATTTGTTTAAAGATTTGTTTACTCACTCATTGAATTCTAATACTAATGAGGAGAACCAGATAACATTACCTGTTTTCACAGTTAATTATGATCCTTCAATTGATTATGTCCTAGAATCTTCTGCTAAGAAGGAATGTATTGATTTGCATACAAACTGGCGGAAGTCGGTACCTGACTACAAGTTTGCTAACGGCTTTACTAAGCACGAGTATGGATCCTACTTTGTTTGGAGGCAGCATGCATTTTCAATGAACTGTAATGGAGGGGTTGTGGTACCATATCACAAGCTACATGGCTCAGCTATTTGGGAGAAGAGGGATGGTGAAGTTATGTTAACAACCGATCCTGTTTCTGATTTGAGTTATATGCCTAGAGAATTTAGTATGATATATCCTTCTGATAAGACTACTCCAGATGAAGATCCTTATTCATATAGTCATTTAGAACTTGATCGGTATATACGGAAAACAAAAGTACTTATTGTAATTGGCTTTGCTTTTCGAGACCCTGGAATAGTTAACGTTATGTCTAGGGGGTTAAGAGAAAATCCAGACTTAAGAATTCTTGTTGTAGGTCCACCACCAAATCAATGGGAGTTAGAATTTATGAGTTTCATCAATCACTTAAATGTTATCCATGTAGAAGGTTTTTTTGGTGATAAGGAAGTTCATAAGGAATTAATTTCTTTAGTAAAAGAGAATTTAAAAGTAAAAAAAGAGGTATTATAAATATAATTTTTTGAAGAGCATCCAATTGGGTGCTCTTTTTATTTAGTTAAAAAGGGGTGAGAGGGTGACAAGAGGAGTAGGTTCTATGCAAGATACCTTTGAAAAGGTAATACAACATGATGAATTATTCCACGAAGAAGTTTTACCAAGACTAAAAAAGTTAGAAGAAGTGCAAGAGGAATTTAGGGTAGAAATAGGGAAGATTACCGCATCACAAACCAGCTTAGAATTAACAGTAATGAAAGATGGTCAACAAACCAGGGACTTACTCGGCAGATTCGTAGATCATTACTTTGGTACAGATGATAAAAAGCTTGTAATGAATGAGAAAGTTACTATGAAACGACTAAGTAGGACAGAAAAAATTATACTTGGTTTTTTTGCCATCCTTGGTGGATCTGGTGGAGTAATTGCTGGCGTAATAACAATCATGGAAAAATTTCAATAATTGGAGGAACTCACAATGAAAATCAACTGGACGATACGTTTTAAAAACCCGATATTTATCTTTCAACTAATATCAGCAATTTTGTCACCTGTTTTAATATACACAGGTTTAAGTTTTGCAGACATTACTACCTGGGGTACATTAGGCGATCTGTTTGTACAGGCATATACAAATCCTGTTTTATTAGGAACCATGATTTATGCAGGATATAATGCTATTACTGATCCAACTACTCGAAGTCATTCGGATTCACAACAGGCTTTGCGCTATGACAATCCAAAAGGGGTGAAATAG